TCTGCCACAGCAGCGGCTACTAGTGCTACCAGTGCTGCAGCCAGTGAGTCAGCAGTCGCAGCCTCCGCTGCTGCTGCCGCAACTTCCGCTGCTTCGGCTAGCACCTCGGCATCTTCTGCCTTAACTTCGGCTAACTCAGCCAGCACTTCGGCTACATCTTCTGCTACTTCAGCAACTGCTTCGGCTACATCAGCCTCTGCTGCTGCAACTTCAGCAACATCTGCTGCAGCAAGTGCAACGGCTGCTGCTACTTCTGCCTCTAGTGCTTCTACTTCTGCATCATCTGCCCTGACCAGTGCCAACTCTGCTGCTACTTCTGCAGCCAGTGCTGCTGCTGCTGTTGCAGCATCCTTTGATGCAAAGGGTGATTTACTAGTAGGAACAGGGGCACAAGCCTTTGACCAACTAACAGTCGCATCAACTAACGGATACATTTTATCTGTTGCTTCTACTACAGCAACAGGACTTCAATGGATTGCTGCTGGCACTGGAACAGTATCTAGTATTACTGCTGGAACTGGATTAAGTGGCGGAACAATAACAACTACTGGAACTATTGCTATTGACTCAACTGTAGCAACTACTAGTGGAACTCAAACTTTTACAAACAAAACAATTAGCGGAGCAAGCAACACTTTAACTAATATTGGTAATGCATCTTTAACTAATTCAAGCATTACACTCAATGGTACTCCTGTTTCCCTTGGAGGCAGTGCTACTATTGATGCAGGAACCGACCCAGTATATGTCATAATGGGCGCACTTTAAGAAAGGATACAGTAACTAATGGCTGTAACATCTAAAACGCTGGCTAGAACATCAGCAGCAACAACAAGCACAACCCTATATACACAACCTAATACTACAACTACTACAGTAATCACCAATATGTTGGTGACTAATACTACTACAAGCGCAGCATCGTTTTCTCTGCTTATTGCTGGAGTAACAGCAGCGACAAATGTTGGTATTGCAGCAAATGACACTACAGTAATTGATATGAAGCAGGTAATCCCTCCTACTAGCCCTGCTGCTACTATTGCAGGTAGTGCTTCTACTACTGCTGTCAATTTCCATATTTCAGGAGTGGAGATTTCCTAGTGACACCTGTATATAAATTATCTGCCAGTAGTATAACTGGTAGAACTAATTATGGAAGTATGAGGGCTGGGTTTATCCCACCTATTACAGTTGACTACCTTGTTGTTGCTGGCGGTGGCGGAGGAAATACTGGGAACAATGTCGGCGGTGGTGGTGGTGCGGGAGGTATGCGCTCTACTGTTACTGCAACTGGTGGTGGAGGTTCTTTAGAAACTGCTTTATCTTTAGCACTAAACACAAATTACACAGTAACAGTAGGTGCTGGTGGAGCAGTTGGAACAAATGGTTCTAATTCAGTATTCTCAACAATTACATCAACTGCTGGAGGCGCTGGAGGCGGAACTGCATCGGCTGGTTCTAGTGGCGGTTCAGGCGGTGGTGGTGGTAGCCAAAACAACGGAGTTACATATTCTGGCGGTGCTGGAACTGCTAATCAAGGTTTTGCAGGTGGCACTGGTCGTCATACTGCAGGAGTTTCACAAGCAGCAGGTGGTGGTGGCGGTGCAGGAGCAGTAGGTCAAAATGAACAAACTTCAACTGGTGGTGCAGGTGGAACTGGTGTTGCTTCATCTATTAGTGGTTCATCCGTAACTTATGCAGGCGGTGGCGGTGGAGGTGGTGATTCTACTGGGGGCGCTGGCGGCACTGGTGGTGGAGGAACTGGCGGTGCTGGTGGTAATGCAACAGCAGGAGGCACAAATACAGGAGGTGGCGGTGGTGGCGCTCGCAGCACTTCATCTAACGCTGCCGCAGGCGGCTCAGGCGTAGTCATAGCCCGTTGTTTAACTACTGACCTTCCTTCTGGTTATTATGCAACAGGTGGAACATCAGCAACATCTGGTTCTTATACAATAAATACATTTAATTCATCAGGCACATATAAAATTACTCCACCATATGCAACTGGCGGAACAATTACTTTTTCAGGTGGATATTTTATTCACACATTTACATCATCAGGAACGTTTACTCCAACACAATCTTTATCTGTTGAGTATTTAGTTGTTGCTGGTGGTGGTAGCGGTGGAAATTCTGGCGGTGGTGGTGGTGCTGGAGGTATGAAAACAGGTTCTTCACTTTCCGTAACTGCTCAAGCCTATACCGTAACTGTTGGTGCTGGTGGTGCCGCTGGTGGAAACAATGGTAATAACTCAGTATTTTCAACTGTCACATCTACTGGTGGTGGTAAAGGTGGAGTTTATCAAGCGGCTGGTAGTAATGGTGGCTCAGGTGGCGGAGCAGGTCGTGATGGAAACTCTGCAGCAGGTGGTACAGGAACTAGCGGAGAAGGTAATAATGGTGGTGCTGCTGGGGCTGGTACTTTCTACTATGGCGGTGGAGGCGGTGGCGGTAAAGGTGCAGTAGGTGGCGCTGGCGTTGGAGGCTCTGCAGTAAATGAACGCGGTGGTGCTGGTGGTAATGGTGAAGCATCTTCTATAAGTGGTTCTTCGGTAACTTACGCTGGCGGTGGCGGTGGTGCCAATGATGGCAATACCAATGTAGCCAGTGGTGGTTCTGGTGGCGGAGGAAACGGTAAAACTACAGCAGGAGATGGCACAGTTGGAACTGTTAACACAGGTGGTGGTGGTGGTGGAGCCGACACTGGTAAGCAAGGTGGTTCAGGTATAGTAATTATTCGATATGCACCATAAAGATAAGGGGATAAAATGAAAAAAGAAAAAGATAAAAAACCAGTAAGTTGTTTTACTTACGAAGTTAAAATGATTATCCAGATACTAGCAGATGATGAACCATCCGCTAAAGAAAAGTTAGATAAAGAAGGTGGTTATGTCACCAAGCGTGATGTAACCCTTAAAGATTCTGTTGTTCTTTACAACGGAGAAGGAGAGTAACTAATGGCTCACTTTGCAGAAATTGGACCAGACAGCACAGTGCTTCGTGTCATTGTTGCTGATACTAAAGAGTGGTGTGAGAACAATCTAGGTGGTACTTGGGTTCAAACTTCATACAACACTTACGGAAACCAACATCCAGAAGGTCGCCCATTGCATAAGAACTATGCAGGCATTGGCTACCACTTTGACGGTGTAGGGTTCTATGCTCCACAACCATTTCCATCTTGGACTAAAGATGAAGATACCTACCTATGGCAACCTCCTACTCCTATGCCTGAAGAAGGATTCTGGAGTTGGAATGAAGAAACACTATCTTGGGATGAACTAGAGCAATAAGAAAGCAGGGGACAATGATACAAAAGCAAGAGACAGTGGCTATCGGTTGGTGCGACAATGGGACTACCGATGGTAAGTTTACTGAAGGGTTAATGACAGCAGTAATTGCTGGTCCTAACAACGGTATGCGCTTTACTACTAGCATACGCGTGCAGGGTAATCAGATAGGCAGACAACGCCAGATACTCTTTGATTACTGGGCAGATAAACTCAAGACAGACTGGATACTATGGGTAGATTCAGACATAGTACTTAGCCTTGAGGCTATCCAGAAACTCTGGCAGACAGCCGATAAGATTAATAGACCAGTAGTTAGCGGTGTTTACTTCATATCTAAAGAGAACGAGGGCAGTCTTATGCGCCCGTTCCCTGTTCTATTTGATGATGTAGATGAATTCCAAGTACGCTATCACCACCCATTACCTGACAACCAAGTAATCAAGGTTGACTGTGCAGGGTTTGGCTTTGTCCTAATGCATAAGTCTATTGTTCCTAAACTGCGTGAAGCACACCCTGGTAAGGGTATGTTTATGGAAACTGGTGATGGCAAAGATGAGCATTTTGTAGGCGAAGATATTATCTTCTTCCGCCGTATGAAGGCAGCAGGTGTACCACTACACGCCCACACTGGAGCACTGGTAAAGCATATGAAACGCTTTAGCGTTGACTATGATTACTATGCATTGTATTGGGCTAACGAACATTTAAAGACAAAACTTATGGAACAAGAGCAACAAGGAGAATAAGTGGCTGGTCGTGATATTACCGAAGGTCGTGCTGAACGTGCGATTGCTGTTGATGTTGGTGTAGTTGCTACTGATGCTATCTGGCAGAATACTGATATAGCCTATGATGTTGCTATCGGTGGTATGCCATTCATCTATGCCATCAATGATGCTAACCCCTATGTCCGCCAGACTGCTCCTTATAGAAAAGAACAATTCGATAATCAACCCGAGCCTGGTGAGCAGACGCTCACTGGTTGGTGGATTAGAAGCCAGTCTTCCTTTCACGAGGGGGCTGGCATTACTTTTTATGACCCAGCACTTATCCCTGGCGAAGGCACATCTCGCTTTGCAGATAGCCAAGGGGTAGATGTTTGGACAGAAGGCGAAGTAACCCTTCTTAATGACACAGTAAAAACCTATTCGACTACTAATACACCTTCAGTTATGAGTGCCAATGATGGGACTAATGACTGTATTGTTTTTACTGATGGTGTTGCTCTTAAGAAAATTACTATGTCGGCAGATACACCTACTACTAGCACATATACCTTAGTAGCAGCACACACTAACCAGCCTATTGTTAGCATAACAACAGACGGAACTAGATACTTTGCTGCTTGTACAACTGCTTTACACGTAGGTAATATCGGTGGCTCTACAAATGATGATACTACCTATGCTACTGGTACTAGCAGCGTTGTTGTTAGATTTGTTAAGCAGCGTTTGATGGCTGGTGTAGCAAATGCTATCTACGAACTTAACCCTAATGTAAGTCCATCTGGTAGTCACGCTACTACAGCCCTGCCTACTGCTACCTTTACCCATCCTACTAGCGCTTGGGTATGGACCAGTATCTGTGAAGGACCTAATGCTATTTACTATGCTGGCAAGAACCGTAGCAATAGTTCTATCTTTAAGATTGGTTTGACTACAGGGACAACTGCTTTAGGTTTTCCTAACTTGGCTACGCCTACTGAGATAGCGCAGTTCCCTGTCACTGAGATAGTCAATGCTATAGATGTATATCTTGGTACCTATATGGTTATCTGCACTAGCAAAGGTGTTAGAGTCGCAACAATCCAAGATGATGGCAGCATTAAGTATGGCCCTATAATTATTGAAGGTGACTTTAAAGGCATAGCATTCAGGGATAGATTTGCTTATGTATCAGGACTGGTTGGTACTGAAGCAGGACTATACCGTATTGATTTATCTGTAGAATTAGGGACATTACTCTTTCCGTTTGCTAAAGATTTAGTTGCTACTAATACTACATCTACTGCTGCAAGCATAGCTTTCCTAGGCTCTAGCGATAGGGTAGCTTTTGCTGTAGCAAGTGATGGTATCTGGATAGAAAAAAATACAGAAAAAGTAACTAGTGGTTTTATAAAAACAGGATTCATTAGATACAACACACTAGAACCTAAAAACTTTAAGCGTCTAATAGGCCGTGGTGTATTTACCTTCGGCTCTCTATCTCTACAGACAGTAGACTCAGACGGCTCAACATATGATGTAGTCAGCTATGACTCATCAGTTCCAGCAGTAGAAGTAACTACCAGCCAACCAGCTGGTGCTCAAGAATTCATAGCCTATAGATTTCTTTTAACTAGAGATGCAACAGATAGCAGTAAAGGTCCTACCTTCAAGGGGTATCAGGCTAAGGCTACAATCGCTACACCTAGACAGCGAGTAATTAGATTTCCCGTCTATTGTTTTGATGTGGAGACAGACAAGTACAATGTTATGGTAGGCTATGAAGGCCGAGCCCAAGACCGAATTGATACCCTAGAAAGTATCGAAGAAGGTGGCGACATTGTTACCTGGCAAGATTTAACCACTGGCGAATCTCGTCAGGTTTCTATAGAACAAATCACATTTACTCGCATGACCCCACCAGATAGAGGATTCACTGGCTATGGTGGCATGCTTACTATGACTGTAAGGACTGTGTAATGACACCTACTGAATGGGCTGGTTTAGCCGTAGCCGTATTTACTCTAATTGCTGGATTTGCTGGCGCTGTGCGCTGGATGGTCAAGCATTATCTCTATGAACTTCGCCCCAATGGGGGCTCAAGCCTTAAAGATAAGGTTGACTCTTTAGAGAATAAAGTAGAACTGTTAACTGATTTAGTCAAGGAAGCATTGAGGAAATGAATGAAACCTGTAGCCAAAGTAGCATCACCTGCTGCTATTGCTGTGCTCCGTCAGGCGACAGCGTTGTATCCGAAGCGCAAGAAACTGTCAGACGGGTTGTTGCCTTCGTTAGCGCATCAGAAAGCCAGCCCGAATTCGGACCACAATACTGGGCTAGCAGTAGATTTGACCCACGACCCTAAGAGGGGTATTGATTGTGCAATTATTTTTGAAAAACTTAAAGAAGATGAGAGGGTTAATTACCTTATCTTCCAAGGAAAAATCTGGTCAAGAACCAGACGCAAGGAAGGCAATAGAAAGTACACAGGTAGTAATCCTCACAATAAGCATCTACATATTTCTATTAATGATACTCACCGTAGTGACACTAGCCCCTGGTTCTGGTGGCTAAGTCAACCTAAGATTGTGAATCAGATTGTGGCAAATTTACAGCCACAACCTAAGAAGAAGGTAGCTGTTAGTACCACTGTGGTACCAGTATGCACCTGCTGTAAGGTTCACAATACAAAACGAAAGGCAATCTAAATGGAAACACTAAAGCAAGTAGCGCTCACATGGTTCCGTGCTGCAGCCTCAGCTGCTATCGCACTCTACCTCGCAGGCGAGACCGACTTTAAGACACTCGGAGCTGCAGCCCTCGCTGGGTTCCTCGGGCCTGTCCTTAAGTGGCTCGACCCATCCGCAAAAGAGTTCGGACGAGGCGCAGAGTAGCCTCTAGAATACCCCTTAAACGCCTTCTAAGGCAGTTTTAAGACACTAAACCCCCCAACCTAAGGTAATCACCTTGGGAAGGGGGGTCTTTTGTGTTTCCTAATACTGAATCGGGAGTGACATAACCCCTTGACTCAGCCTCTCTTGTCAGCTATACTGGTATATATTATATATAATATAAGACCCCGAAGGGGTCTATATATAATTAATATAATTATATATTGGAAGGAATATTTATGGGAGTATATCTCTCTGATGATTATAAGATACCAGGTCATGTATCCTATTCAGCTCTGACTACCTTCATCGACTGCGGTTATCTATACTACCTCAGCCGACTGTTGCAGATACCAGAGAAGCCAGCGGTATGGAGCGCAGGTGGCTCCGCATTCCACAAGGCTACTGAAGAATGGGACAGACAACATGTTGAGTAAACAATTATGGGAAGAGGCATGGAATGAATATACCAAAGATGTCGACTTATCGACGCTTAGAGTTGGCGGCAGGGCTACGAAGGAGTATCCTAATAAGGAAGATGCTTCCTTCTGGAATATCAATGGTCCACGATGGGTCCAATCCTACGTCGAGTGGCGAGAGTTCAACAAGAATTGGAAGATTTGGAAAACGCCTGAAGGCGTTCCTGCGATTGAACTAGGTATCATACCTGAGTTTGCTGGTGTTCCAGTCAAGATGGTAATCGATAGAGTCTTTGATGTTGACGGTCAGTTAGTTGTGGTAGACTTAAAGACATCACAACGCACACCTGAATCTAGTTTGCAGTTGGGCTTCTACCGAGCAGGGCTAAAGAAAATCTTTGGCATTGATGTAAATTATGGTAGTTATTGGATGGCTCGTCAGGCTGGCACTAGCGAAAGAGAAGACTTAACTAAGTACTCGACAGAGATGATTGATTACTTTGTAGAAAAATTTGACAAAGCACGCCTTGCTGGTATATTCTTACCCAACACAAACAACTGTAACCGATGCGGGCTCACGGAGCACTGCTCGTTTACTTCAAAGAAAGAGAAACGATGAACGAAGAATGGAAACTGCAAGTCTCGTATAAGACTGGCACTGGTGATATGATTAATATCCGTGCCAATACTGCTGACGAACTTAGTGTACTGCTTGAAGGTGTAGGTGATTATGCTACACAGATTGCTGCAACTAACAAGCTCTTGGCAGGTGCGTACAATGTAGCCCCTTTATCGACGCCAAGTTCCACAACAAGCACAAGGCCTCCTCTAACCTCGCCAATGACCCAGGAAAATCTAGCATCAGGTGGCATTGAAGAGACTGTGCAAGACAGATATGGTAACATATGGGTCTATAATAAATCAGGTGCACCGACTTGTGCAAGAGGAATAATGGTTCTAAAGTCAGGAACTAGCCAAGCTGGCAAAGCATATAAGTGCTGGTCAGACCCTGCTGCTGGTCCTAAATGGACAGGCGAAAAAATCCCTAAAGAACAACATGCTCCGATTGTCTGGGCATAACAACTAAATAAGGAATCAATGAGTCGTAGTCAGTTTGTCATGGGTTGGCTACGACTCTTACTAAAAAGGAATAAGCCTTGCGTACACTTGTCAGAAGCGTTGGTCGTGCAAGTATTGGCGGAGAACCATTGCCATCGTGCTTCAAAGCGTTTGAGTCGAACAAAATTATCCTCAGGCGTAGCGAAGTGTCGATGTTCGCAGCAGCGCCAGGAGTAGGTAAGTCAACACTTGCCTTAGCTCTTGCGCTAAAGATGAAGGTTCCCACCCTATACATTAGCGCCGACACCAACGCACACACAATGGCTATGCGATTAGCATCTATGATTTCGGGTAAGAATCAGACTGATGTTGAAGGATTATTGAATACTGATTTAGGTTGGACAAGAGCAGTGCTAGCTAAGGCTGGTCATATTGTTTGGTCATTTGAATCAGCACCATCACTACAAGATATCGATGAGGAAGTACAAGCCTTCGAAGAATTGTGGGGATGTCCACCACAACTAATAGTTGTAGATAACTTAATGGATGTAGCCACCGATGGTGGCGAGGAGTTCTCTTCTATGAGAGCTATCATGAAGGAGTTGAAGTATCTTGCTAGGGCTACGAATGCGGGTGTGTTGGTATTACATCATACGAGTGAAGCGGTACCTGGCTCTCCTTGCCAGCCTCGTTCCGCGATTCAGGGAAAGGTGGCTCAGCTCCCCGCACTCATTTGCACGCTTGGTGTTGTGGGCACATCAATGGGCGTGGCCCCTGTCAAGAACCGTTATGGCAAAGCCGATGCGGGTGGTGGACTAATGACTTGGATTGCTTTCAATCCTGAGTATATGTTCGTTGAAGATATACCAGAGAATGGTTAGGAGTTACAATGGATGAACAAGAATTGCGTGAGCAAATAGCGAAAGAGATTGAAGATTACCTCAGAAACAATATAGATATTCAACCTTGGGTTGATGTAAGAAACTTTAAGTTTTGTGCTAGGATTGTTAGAGGAGAATTTAAAGACAATGGATGATGATTACTTGGAGATACATGCAAAAGAAATGTCACAGGCTGAATATCACAGACATATTGCCATCTGCATACAGAAGATTAATGATGCCAAACCGCAGGTTAGGGACGATTATACGCAGGGCGTATGCGACGGACTTGATTGGGCAACGAGAATACTAGAGAAAGATAAGAGCGCATACTAATGGCTAACCCTAACGGACGTAAAGGTGCACAGTTCGAGACCGATGTAATGCGTTGGCTTCGTGATAACAATGCTGTAGCTGAGCGTCTTACTAAGGCTGGTGCTAAAGATGAGGGCGACTTGTATGTATTCCTTCAGGGTAAGACATACATTATGGAGTTAAAGAATCGTAAGAAGCTAGACTTACCTGCCTTCTGGGACGAGGCGCAGGTTGAGGCAAAGAACTACGCGAAGGCAAGAGGGTTGGGTACGGAACCTTCTTCCTTCGTTGTAGTCAAGCGTCGTAACAGTAGCGTTAAGAACGCTTGGGTTATACAAAACTTAGAGCAGTGGATGAGAGAGAGACATGAATGACCTACCAAGTATTAGAGATGTCCTTATCCACTATGGTGCGGACATACGACGCAACCACGGACAAACAAATCTGCGATGTCCATTCCATGGAGACACACATCAATCAGGCACAGCCAACTTGGACACCAATGTGTTCATCTGCTTTGCATGCGGGGTTCAGGGAAACAGTTTACAAATCATATCCCAAAGAGAAGGAATTAGTGTAAGAGATGCAAAAGAATTCGCAGAGAGAACTATTGGAACGGGCATCGGAGAAGTACGCGGCAAACATTTATCAGGCAGAAGGCTACCTAAAAAACAGGGGCATTCCGATAGAGGTAGCACGGCTGGCTCGATTAGGCGTAGTCGTAGAGGCTGAGATAGGCCATGAGATGTACCAAGGAAGGTTGAGTATACCATATGTTACTAAGACTGGTGTTGTGGATTTACGGTTTCGTTCGCTCAATCCTGCGGTGGAGCCGAAGTATATGGGACTCACTGGAGCTGACACTAAAATGTATAATGTCCTTGATATTGAGCGGGCTGGTGATTACATTGGTATCTGCGAGGGAGAACTTGATACTATTACTATGTCTGCTTGCGTCGGCATTCCTTGTATTGGTGTGCCAGGGGCTAATAGTTGGAAGAAACATTACACGAGACTCCTCGCCGATTTCGAAAGAGTCTATGTCTTTGCTGACGGAGACCAACCAGGAAAAGAATTTGCCAACTCACTTGCAAGAGAACTCCCTGTTACTATCGTCCAGTTCCCCGACGGCGAAGACCCTAACTCATTCTATACTAGCAACGGGTCGCAAGCAATACTTAAGAGAGCAGGACTAGCTAATGCCTGAGTTCCGTCATGGCGATAAGTATAAGTGCCCTGAGTGTGGGGAAATATTAGATGATGCCTTTGATGTGGTTGAACATATGGTTGAAGATGGAGAAGAGTTCAACCCTTCAATGATAATGCCAGGTGGTTTCCGTTTGCTACTTGGTAGTCTGTTGCGTGGGCTATACGATAACAAAGATGATGCTGAGTATATCAGCCAGATAACACAGTCAGCATACATAACTTTATTCACAGCAGAACATTACCCCGAAATGATTGGGGAAACTGTTGAGGATATTATAGTAGAAAGCGTGATGGAAGACTTCGATGGAGAACTCAAACAACTATTCAAGAATAGAGAGTGAAGAGATATGGCAGATAGTACAACACCTGGCTGGGATGGGTTATCAGATTACAGAGACAAAGCAAGAAGAGGATATCCTCACAGTAACTTTAACTATCCCCCTGTTAGCAAGGAAGAGCGTGTACAATACCCAACCCAGTTCGAAGAGGATGTAAGGATTGTATATGATGAGTTGATGTCTGTGCTGATTAAAAAGCACAAGGATTATGGTGCTAAGAATATTGCTGACGCACCTGGCGGTGCACTCAATGGACTTCGTGTTCGTATCCATGATAAGACTGCTCGTATCAATAACTTAATAGACTTCCAACGCAAGGCCGAGTATGAATCCCTTGAGGATTCGTTCAAGGACTTAGCTAACTACGCCATCATAGCCTTGCTGGTACTCAGAGATAAGTGGGATAAGTAAATGGTAAAGAACTCTTCGTTCGATTTAGACTTTGGGTATGGTCGTAAGGGTGAGACATTGGTCGAGGAGTTACTTACTGGTGGGCGCACAGTAGAAGTCAAGCGTGACAGGAAGTGGTGGATTACCAACAACTTATACATTGAAGTTGAGTGTTGGTTCAATAAGTCTAAGGCATGGGAGCCATCAGGTTTATCAGTAACCGAGGCTGCGTACTGGGCATTCGTGCTTGAGCAGTCAACAGTAATCGTGCCCACACATATACTTAAGAAAGGTGTACTAGAATTGGGCAGGGAAATATCCTGCGAAGTGCCGCCTAATAAGTCTAAGGGTTATCTCATCACAGTTGAAGACTTACTTACAATGACACGCAAGTATAAGAATGAGAAAGTTGATAATGGACTGGAGTAGAATCGAACGCTGGGAGTATGTAGTCACAGCAGTTGCTAGTGAATACTCCAAGAAGTTTACCATCTGTGAGTATGAGGATATCAAGCAAGCATTATACCAATGGTTTGCTGAGCACCCTAATAAACTAGATACTTGGGAAGCGATAGGTGAGAAGGATGCTAAGAACCTTATCTATCGTAGTCTAAGAAACGAAGCGTTGGATTACTGTCAGAGATGGAAAGCCAAGACAGTTGGCTATGATGTATCTGATTTATATTATTATGAACCAGGGTTAGTTGAGGTGCTACTACCTGCTGTGTTGATGGGTAACTTTCATATCGCACCGAAGTTAAATCTTAGTGGGGGTGGCAGACCTTCTGCCCCTGCTGAGGGTGGCAACATACAGGTTATGTTACTTGAAGTTGACTCAGCATATTGGAAACTTTCTAAAGATGATAGAAAATTATTATTCTTCCGCCATGCTGAGTCGCTAGACTTCAAGGAGATAGCCAACTTTCTATCTCTGGGCACGGAGGACGCAGCGAGAATGCGTCACAAGCGTGCTATAAAAAGACTCGTCAATAAACTTGGTGGGTATAGACCTTATCATGACGAGGACTTAGACAAACCAGATAGCAATGAAGGTGATGAAAGCAACAGTAGTGATGATGGAATTGATGTCAGTACCACCGAGGAAAGCACAGGCGGAAATGAATAACATCGAACTCCAATACTTCACCAAGACTCACTCTCGTCGAAGCCAATGGTATCGCCGTTGCTCATCAAGGCGTCAACATAATCGTCCTCGCTTGCGAACTCAGGATACCATTCAAGTATCTGATTACCGATAGATATATCTAGGTCTGCTACATACATATCAACACCAGCACTATGGTCTGTGTAATTCTCAAACCCTAACTTCAATAGGGATAAGTCATACTGGAACACACCATCAGGTGTTGCTGCTATGAATAGTGGGGTAGAGTCCGAGCTTCTCGCACCAGTTAAAATGGTATCGTAATCATCTTTAGTAATCACAACTCCACCCTCAGGGTAGGCTCGTACAAATCCATAGAGTTTATCAGAGTCACTACTAATGACCGAGTAATTTTCCATGTTAGTTATCGTTAAATCATCACAGAGATGTGCCTTGATTAGGTTGCTCACATCTTCTGTATTCAAGTTGTAAGTTATCATTTATCCTCCAGTCTTGTAGAAGCCAGTACCCTTGAATTGAATACCGACTGCGGTGTATATTCTTGTTGACTCAAAGCCACAGACACAGGTGACTGGTTCATCACGCGTATCTACGCTGCGGGAAAGTATAGTAAGCGAGTCACACTTACCACATCTATATTCATATGTCGGCATATTAGTAATCCTCCAGCGTGCTACCCTCAGGGGTAGGCGCAGTAGCTAGCGTGCCACACTCGGCACACTCCATGTCTGTGAAATACATTTCGATAGTGCCATCATCAGAATCGAATATGGTTTTGAGATTCCATATCTGACTACCACAAGGGCATACTGTTGTCGGTGTGCCACGAATATCCATAGCACTCTTGTAGTCAGGCTTCAATTCTGTTATGTGTTTTGGTTCTTTCCAAGATTCTTCCACCCTAACCTCCTCCTGATTTCAGTTGGTTCAACTGCGTTGGCGCAGTCTTTTGGAGATTCGTGGTATATCCAAGTGTCCATAGGTTTCTTTCCATTTACCATCACCGACTTACCTTCGATAGGTTTATAGCAAGAGTCGCAAAGAACAACATAATCATTTCTTAATGATGGCATTAGTACCACCCTTTCTTTTTGAAGTGAGCCCAAGCTTGACAGGGAGTATCGTATCTATAATATACATACTCAAGCCCCCTGTCAATCTGTTTGGTGGGGGGTGTTGCTGGGTCTAGCCCTAGTATCTGTGGGATACCGCCAGCATTCTTACCCATAACTTTTACTTTGTTGTATGCGTTGGGATTCCATGCTGACTCCTTACCCCACAGTTTACTAAGGCAGGACATCTGTTTATCACGCCACTCGGATAGCCTGTTGTAGGCGTAGCCTTTGCTATCCTCTACTGTCCAAGTATCCTTCTTGGAATACTTGTGCGGTGTGCTTAGTGGTTCTACTATCACAAGGGTGAATATGATAGTAAAGATTAGTGCTCCTATGTAGTGAGCGATATGCCTTGCCATACTCTTACTCCTTCTGCGAAGGTGATAGCGTCGCTTCGGATAGTTCGGTTAGTTGGTATGCCAGCCATGAGTATTCTCTCACCTGCTAGCATGCCACCCCATATACCATACTCTATATTCTCAGGCTTCATGCCTTCGGCTAAGCACTCTGCTTTGATGGGGCAATCTTGGCAGATACCAATAGCAAGCATAGCACTATCGGCAAGTCTTTTACGATTAGCCATAGTGGGTCTGCCCTTAGGTTGCTCTGGAAACCACATGTCTGGCTTCGGGTGCGTGGAGCATAAGCCTTTCATACTACCCCCTATTGTGGGTTGTTTGATATACAGGGTGTATCGTGACGATACCACTCAGCAACTCAGCCCACTCTTGAGCCTTGTCTAAGGTGTCGAACATGCCATAGAATAGCGAGTTCGTAGCGGTGTCCTCTGGAAATACTAGGACTACATAGCCAGCCACCAGCATACCTGCTAGTGGCGTGGCTACGGCAACTCTATCGTTAGAAGGAGTCGAAGATGACATCTACATATCCATCAAGGCGTTCGTGCTTGGCAATCAAGCCCTTCTTACCTGTCAAGTGCTTGTAAGTGCCATCTCCCAATGACACCCAAATTGACTTAGGTTTGAAGCGGGTCTGATTAGGTAGTGCTTTTACAATAGTTCCTAGTGGAAGGATACTATCTTGTGTATCAATCACCGCTGTCTCAAGTAGAGAAGCGATGTCACGCAGTTCGTCGGCTAAACCAACGATTAGTGTGTCGTTCGTCATGGCAGTTTATCTTTCTGTTAGGTTGGTTAGTAAGGTAGTGCTTGTTGTTTCTTATCATACACTCTTACCCATTGATTGTCAAAGTCAAACTCGCGTTGCTTTGGCTGGTATGAGTGGGGTGTGTAGCACATACAATTTAGTTGATGTGCTCCACATGACACGCATGCCTCGCAGTATTGGCAGAAATCTACGGACACTTCTATGTCAATCAAGGCTTCACATGTGGGACACTCATCTATGATGGCGTAGCTATCTAACTGCGCTTGAAGTTCTGCGTAGTAAGATTGCTCGTCAGCAAAGTTATCCTCTGCGAAAGCACCTGTATCAGCGATAGGATTAGGTGATGGATTGTAGTACGAGCGTGGCGTGACTATCGTCCGCTTATAACTCGAATTACTCCACCATACACCATGTTCGTCCCAAGTTCCAAGTCTTTCGTTGATTAGATAGAGTTGGTATTGGGCTTGTGGATTGGTTGTGAGCACGGCAATCTTGCTACCGCCTGCCCACCCCTCAATCATACGATAGATGTTCTCGTCCTCAAGGGCGAGCACACCACCGAGTTTAGGTAGCGTATCCTCAGCAAAGACACGCGTATCACTACGCTTATCGCCCTTGCTGATGAAGGTATCTAGCACACCATTGTGCGCTAGAAAACTATTGGTATCATCACCCACTTGATATGGGTGGCAGTTATCCTCGTTCTTTACACCATGCGTAGCGTATCTGGCATGCCATATAGCATAGCCACTAGGATACTGCTCGCGTAGTTCTAAGAACTTAGACACCGCTTTCTTGGCACTCATTGTGCGATAGCGGATAACCTTGCCATCTGCTATGATAGCAAAGCCGAAGCCATGTGGATTAGCACATGCTCCCTCTGTAAGTTCCTCACGCTTTGGTATAGCGTTAGGCTTACATACTACTAATAGACACATATAACACCCCCTCAGGCATTGATTAGTGTTGGAGTTGATAAGGATATACTAGGCACTTTGGACATGCGCTGGTATAGGTTAGGGTATAAGCCATTGTTAGTGGCTACCCAATCGGCGAACCACTCCCACTTGAGCATACCCAACTTTACATCAGGCACACTCATATTGCGTGTGTATTCTACCGAAGCGTGGCACAACTCAAGGGCACTCATGATACCCTCGCGCTTCATGTTGCCACGAAAGAAGCGCAACTCTAGTGTGTATTCATTGTTGGTATTCACCGCGCTATATCGCTCGCTGAATCCACCGCTATGAATCTTATCTCGCAAGTTGAATTGTGGGATACCCCACTCATCAGGCTTATAGACATCATCAAAGCGGGCATAGCGTGAGTTCTTGCGCCCAGCTAACTTCATCATCTCGCGTGGATTGCGATAGATGAGCGATAAGAATCGGTGCGTGTGTGCGCCCGACTTGAAAGCGGTGCGCGATACATGGACATGAAGCCCACAAGAATCGGTATCCCAACTTCTCGCACCCTTAGTGCGACACCCTTCTATGTAATCCCATAGTGGCGTGGCTTGCTCATACGCATGAAGCGTATGTGGGTGCGTGACTAACTCATACCCCCAGCCACCAATAGATGAATCTTGCTTGAGATAGCAGACATCTGCTTGCTCTAGCGGTAGCACATCAGATATGGCGGTATTGTAATCACCCCTATCAGGGTCATCACCGAAAGACATCTCTAACTCAAAGCCCATGTATAGGTTAGACCTACCGCCATGGAATACAGGGTTAGGCTTGTGACTATAACTATGAACCCTACCACTTGCGCCATTGTTGCCACAATTATCGCACTCACCTACTCCGTCAGCGTAGCGTTCATCACAATCATCACAGAAGGTTGTGTGATTGCTCGCGCAATCCTCGCACCAATAGCCTTGATTCTGAACCTCAGTTCCGCTATCACGATTACTGTTAGTGGTGTAGTCGCAACGATTACAGGTGAAAGATTCGTTTTGGTAGCAATTCTCGCACCAATTTTCATCATCTACATTATACCAACTATCGCTATCAGTTCCAACGGATTCGCAATAGCCACAATACGCAACACAACTATCGCATGCTATTTCACCTGCGCTAGTAGTGAAAGCGTTATCTTGCTCTATCTCGGTTTCACACACAACGCATGAAACCATAGGCTCGCTATCGTCTATCTCTGGCATTATCTCACCCCCTTAGGTGTTATAGTTGCCTTATCTTATCATACCTTAGACTTATTTTCAAGTCTAGTGTAGGTGTGTTCAATCATCATGTTGCTAATCTTATCTCTAAGATTATCGGTGTGGGTCTTTAACCCCTCAAAACCCTGTCGCTTACATCTATCGCTCTCAGCGCGTAGCGCGGTGCGGATAGTGTCTAACTCATTAGGAGCAAGAACTAATATGTAATCGCTCTCACTCATTATCGCCCGATAACTTCTCAGCGATTATCTTGCTGATAATCTCCCAATCCTTATCAGTTGTCGGCGTGGCTTGATAAAGCCCTAGCGACTTAACTGTGAAGGTGGCAGTATCTCTTAGAATTGCCATCTACTTATCCTCTCTTGTGCTTGATAACCTTGCGGGCTATCATAACACCTATTGTAGCTACTACTAGCCACCATTGAAGGTTGAAGTAAAGCGGTGCGCTGGAGAAGGTTATTCCCCACCCACTTACGCTAAACTCCATGAAGTTATCCATAAGTTTATCCTATTCTTACCTAGTGCGTAGCATTGTGCTATCGCGTGTCGCGCTAGGGTCATGAACCCTCGCACCCGTTAGGTGTGCGCGACTACCCTCTAATTATATGAGCCTATCATCTCGCGTTCTAAGGCGCGTTGCGACTCTACGAATTGGCGTTGGCGTTCTGCCAACTCTATCGCTCGCGTGTCTTGCTCTGATACTTTGCGGGGCTTTACTACTTTGCCACTTACTCTAGCCTTAGCCTTGCGCTTATTTTTAGCCTTGCTAGGGGCTACGACAAAACGCTCACCATTGGGCTTGATTATCGTCACGGGGAAAGACACTTTAGGTGTCTGCCTTCTCCATGGTGGCGATACTCTCACGACTCTTTGAGCCATGACTCTATCCTCTCTAGTCGGGTAAGGGCTGAGTTGCCCTAGTGGATAGGTGGGCTTTAACACCCACCTACCCGCGCCTATTGAGTAGAGAACTAACCCGCTCCTACATGGGGCGGGCTCGCGCTCTACCTTCTAGGCGGTAATGAAATGCGACTAGGCGCACCTACCTATCCATTAAACCGACCCTTGCGAAAGCAAGAGAAGCGATAGCGAATAACGCTCGCGCTGATTAGGTTCAACCCTTATTAGGTGCTTCGCTGAAAGTCTGCCTAGTGAGAGAGAACACTTACTCGGGGCGGTTATCCGACCCTTTCAGACTCTCGCTAGGGGCTAATTCCAAGCGATAGGAGAATTGAACCATGAACGGGGGGAAAGCGCAACTACACGCAAGGCAAAGCTCGCAAGTGTTGAGCGTGGAAAGTGTGAAGCGCGTCACACTTTAGGCACTACGCCTAGAACTAGGATAAATAGGGCATAACGGGATAGATAGGATATTGGGAAATAGTCAATAGCGACACGCTGAGAATTGGAAAGTGTGAGCCAATTCACACACACGAAAGAGAGAGCCACTATTGAGAATCGTTCTCAATTACTAGGGGGAATCTAATAGTGAGAATCGTTCTCACTTATAGGGGGGGAAGGTGGGGAGATACGGGGAGATAGTCGCACACTCAGAAAACCCCCAGAATATTCTCATATTTATTTAAGGTATAACTCTCTAGTATAGGTAGAGGGTATAGGTATAGGGGCGGTAGCCCCATACTCAGGCAACACTCAGACAACTCTCAGGAATCTATCAGTAATCTTTGAGGGGGCATTGATTAAATGTGCGGTCAGTATAATATTATGTCTCACCCAATAAATTTCTGTTATATATCCCCCCCAATATATATACAAATCGGACATTATACCCCCTAAAATAAAATATATCTAGGAAACCTGTTCGGTTTCCCGATTTGAACAGGTTTTCTATATATGTAATATAAAATAATATATAGAGCGAGCTTCGCTTTATTGCTCGCTCGCTTATAATATATAATATAATATATAATGGGGATACTATGCCCGTTTTATGACGGGCGTTATTTCTGTGATTTATGGGGGACACTGATGGGTAGAAAGCCTGGCAAGGTAGATATACCAATGCATGAGGCTAGGGAGAAAGTTCTCCTGATGCTAGCCCAAGGTAGCACCATAGCCCAGGCAATGGGTAGCGTGAACCGCAATGAGGTAACCTTTAGGCAGTGGTCCATGAAGGATACTGACTTCAAAGACAGGGCGGACAAGGCCCGCCTCGAAGGTAAGGGTATCAAGGCTGACTTTAAGAACCTTAAGGATATATCCTTTCAGGACTTCTCTGAGCAGTTCCTAGACACTAAGCTCTTTGACCATCATAAGGGCTGGATAGATTTGATAGAGGGGCGCGAGCCCCGCTGGTTGCACCCCGCCATGACCTACGAGCCAGGCGCCGCTAACCGAGTCCTGATTAACGTACCCCCTGAGCACGCTAAGTCCACCGTGGTGACGATTAACTATGTTACCTACCGACTAGCTGTTGACCCGAATGTTAGAATCATCATAGTCTCTAAGACTCAGGGCATGGCCCGCAAGTTTCTCTCGGCGATTAAGACTAGACTCTCACACCCGAATTGGATAAAGCTTCAGACAGCCTTCGGTCCGCAAGGCGGATATAAGGCTGATAGCCAAACCTGGAGTGCTGATATGATTTACCTTGGCACTGGTAGGGACTCTGGCGAGAAGGACCCTACAGTACAAGCCCTTGGTTTTGGTAGTCAAATTTATGGTGCTCGTGCCGATTTGATTATCTTAGACGATGTTGTGATGAACTCAAATTCCCATGAATGGGAGAAGCAAATTGAATGGCTTCAGAAAGAAGTAATCACACGCTTAGGACGGCACGGGAAACTACTTATCGTAGGGACCCGTGTTGCTCCAGTAGATTTATATAAAATGATTCGGGACGGTCAACAATGGACTGGTGGTAAATCTCCATTTACCTACTTCGCTCAACCAGCCGTACTGGAGTTTGATGAGAAACCACAGAATTGGAAAACTCTTTGGCCCTGGACGGATAAGGCTGAAAGCGATAAGGATGACGTTAACCCCGAGGGACTTTACCCTAAGTGGGACGGTCCTTCACTTTTTACTAGGCGTAGTGAAGTGGCACCTTCCATATGGGCGATGGTCTACCAGCAAGAGGATGTCACCGAAGATTCAATCTTCTCCCCCGCAGCAATTGCAGGATGCGTTAATGGTATGCGAAAGCGTGGCCCTCTTAAACCAGGAGTCCCAGGACACCCCAGCAACTTAGAGTCTGCCTATACAGTTATAGGATTAGACCCAGCTATGACTGGCAATACTGCTGCAGTAGCCATTACTTATAATCGCAGTGATAGTATGATTTATGTTTTAGATGCTGTCAACATGACAGAGCCTAGCCCAGCAAAGATTCGTGCCCTTATAGAAGATTGGGTACAAAGATACAAACCGCAGGAACTAAGAATTGAAATTAATGCCCACCAGAAAGCCTACGCCCTCGATGACGAACTGCGTAACTGGCTCTCGATGTATGGGTGTCAACTCAACTCTCACTTTACTGGTAAGAATAAGTGGGATACTTCTTTCGGTGTGGCTTCTATGGCAAGCCTTTTCGGTAGCCTTAGAGACGGAAGATTTCAAGACAACAACTCAATAGAACTACCAAGTAACGAAGGCAGCGAAGGGCTTAAGGCTCTTGTGCAGCAATTGATTACTTGGAAACCTGAGACTAGAAACCCAACAGACTGTGTTATGGCTCTTTGGTTTGCTGTCATCCGCGTCCGCGAATTGATGCAGCAACACTCACAGTCAGCAAGATGGATGCAAAACCGCTGGGCCACTCGTGCTCAGACGGAAAGAAGATTCTCAATTAACCTAGATGAAGCCGTTGCAGAGCAATGGCAACAGACATACGGATAGGAACTAACATGGCAAAGATAAAGCGTCAGTCAGTAAATCAAGTAGAGCGCAAAGCTTTATTTGCAAGATTAAATGCGATAACTAATGACTATCAAGAAACAACACTTGACGCAGCAATGGACCTTAGTCGAGGAAAAGCTAAAGGACTAGATAGAGTTATTGGTAGAACGCCAACCGAAGGCGAAAGAGAAGCAGCAAGAATGATGCAGAAAACTAGGTCTGCTGAACTTGATAGAAGCGCTGCTAGGGCAAAAGGCGTTACTAATCGTGCTCAAGCTGCAGCAGTAAAACAAGATAGAAGACGCGGTATGACTGGTCGTTCCTCTGGTGGAATTATAGGTAAGGGTAGCAAAAATGTAAACCCGACCTACAACACATACTAAAATTTAGTTAGGATATAATGTTAACAATTGAACAGATTGCTGCGCGAGTTGACTCGCTACGCTATCGTAACTCAGACAGAGACGCTCGTAATCAAGACGTCCTTGCTGTCCGTAAAGGTCAGATTGCTAGCGTATATCCTGACTTCTTTCCAAATGGAGTAGACGCAAATGTCGTTGCAAATTTTATTGATATTGTTGCGCGAGACTTATCTGAAGTTATGGCACCTCTGCCTGCAATCAACTGTTCCGCGGCGAATCAGACTTCTGACAGGGCTCGCAGTTTTGCTGACAAGCGTACTCGCATTGCAAGCAATTACTTTGCTCATTCGGACATGTCTGTACAGATGTACTCGGGAGCGGACTGGTATATAACCTACGGCTTCCTGCCATTTGTTATCGAGCTAGATGAAGAAGCTAAGCTTCCTCGTATTCGTCTAGAAAATCCAATTGGTTCCTATCCAGAGTTTGATAGATACGGAAGATGCGTAGCATTTGCTAAGCGTTACTCATTAACCCTTGGCGAGCTTGTCGCCCAATTCCCAGAGTATGAGCGTGCGCTCCTTGGTGGACTTGGATACAAGCAAGACTTAAACTCTCTTATCGAGATGGTTCGTTACTATGATAAAGACCAATCAGTAATCTATCTACCAGATAAAAATAATCTTCTATTATCTCAAGCTAAGAATCCTCTTGGTAAGATGATGATTGTAGTAGCCCGCAAACCATCTATCGATGGTGAGATGCGTGGACAGTTTGATGACATATTAGGTATTCAGTTGCTACGCAACCGCTTTGCACTCCTTGCTATGGAGGCAGCAGAGAAATCCGTACAGGCTCCTATTGTACTTCCACAAGATGTACAAGAGCTACAGCTTGGTGGTGATGCGGTTATCCGCACATCCAACCCAGCAGGTGTACGTCGTGTAGAACTTACCCTGCCACAAGGCGCATTCACAGAGCAGACTCTGCTTAATCAGGAATTGCGTGTAGGCGCTCGTTATCCTGAGGGACGCACAGGTAACATTAATGCATCGATTGTCACGGGTCAGGGCGTCCAGGCTCTCATGGGTGCCTTCGATACCCAGGTCAAATCTGCACAAGCAATCTTTGCTAGCGCCCTCCGTGACGTCATTCAGCTTTGCTTCCAGGTAGATGAGACTATTTTCCCAGAAGAAAAGACAATTCGTGGTGTAGATGCTGGTGCTCCTTACGAGATTACATACTCTCCTAAGAAAGACATTAAGAACGACTACTCAGCAGATGTACGTTATGGTATGCTTGCTGGTTTGAATCCAGCTCAAGGTTTGATATTCATGCTACAAGCACTTGGTGGTAAATTAATCTCCAAGGATATGGCAATGCGTGAACTACCATTCACTGTTAACGTAAGTCAAGAAGTTGAGAAGATTGAAATTGAAGATATGCGTGCAGCTCTTCTTGGTTCACTGCAAGCCTACACTCAAGCAATCCCACAGATTGCCGCAGGTGGCGGCGATGCAAGTCAGATAGTATCTAAGATTGCACAGGTAATTAGAGCTCGCCAAAAAGGACAATCGATAGAAGATGCGATTGAAGAAATCTTCGCACCTGTCGAACAGGTTCCTCCTGCTGGTGCCCCGATGGTTGAGCAACCGTCCCCTGCTCCCGCTGGCGCCCCAGTAGGAGGCGCTCTTCCTACAGAAGTAGAAGTGACTGGACAAGAAGGTCAACGTCCAGACATATTAAGTTTATTATCAAGCTTAAACGCTTCAGGAGAAGCTAGCGCAAGCGCAAGAACTATTCGCCGAAGATAATCTAGGAGGGGACAATGACAACGATTATTGGAGTTGAATACAAAGATAAGTCTGTCATTGTTGCCGACAGTCGCATTACAGATGATAGTGGGAAGTCTTACTCACATCCATTTATGCGTAAGATATCATCACGCGGTGCGTTACTAATAGCAGGAGCAGGAGAAGTATCACCCTGCGACATTGCCCAGAACATTTGGATTCCACCAGTATTCTCAGCGAAGGACAAGAAAGATACCTATCGCTACATGATAGTCAAGGCTATGCCTTCTCTTCGTAAGTGTCTTACGGATAATGGTTATAACTTTGATGAGCCTCACGATAAGAATAAAGATGGATTAAGATTCCAATTTCTCATCGCAGTAGGCGGTGAGCTATTTGATGTTGACCAAGATTTGGCGGTAATGAAAAGTGAAGAAGGATTCTACGCAATCGGAAGCGGTGGCTCTTACGCTCTTGGAGCGCTTTACGCGGGTAGTGATGTCATCACTGCAATGGAAGTGGCTGCACGAATTAGTGTATACACAGCACCACCGTACCAAGTAGAAGAGCAACTCAAATGAGTAAGTTTACCCAAGCCGTTGATAAGGCTATGAGAGTACTTGCTGAAGAGTTAGAAGATTCAGAAAGCCAGATATGTACTGGCTGGGTATTAGTAAGTGAGTGGAGTGACTATGAAGGCACACGCTATCTTATGACAGATGTAAGTGAAAACATGAATCCTTGGTTAGCCAAGGGTATGCTGTTATCAGCAGAAGAATATTCTTATAGTCCTGAGGAGGATACAAATGGCCGTTGAGAATCGTGGCGGTAGACGCCCTACAGCCCCTCAGTATAATCCAGCTAATGTTAATGGACTTGGTGGTAATGGACAAAGTGGTATGAATACAGACTATACAGGTTTTACTTATGGAATGAATAAAGCTGTTAATGAACAGCGTCAAGCAGCTCCTATTAAACCAGCGGGCGGAAATGCTCGCGTAGTTCCAGCTGCTACTCAACAGTTACCTGAGGTAGTTCCCCTTGATGCACCAACTAACCGTCCTGGACAACCAGTTACAGCGGGTGGAAGACTAGGCGATGGTGGTGGAGAAGAAATTCTTGGACTTCCTCCAGTTTCTCCAGTTGCAGAATTTGATAGCGGTGTTAATACTATCCGTGCTCTGTATTTACAGGACCCAAATAATCAAGATTTAAAGCGCATGCTTGAATACATAGATAGACCAGGTATAACTTCGTGAGTAGACCAGGTGTAAAAAAAAATAAAGATGGCACCTGGACAATTACTGGCGTTCAGGAACGAACTGTAACTCAACAGCAAGTTGATTATGAAGAGTTAGTTAAAGCCTCTAAACTTATTCCAGGACAAGAAGGCGTAAACGCCCGCGAACTTATCTTAAATAATCCAGGTATGTCTGGAGGATTATTAGCAAGTTTATCAAAAAATTATGCTGTTCCTGATAATGATTTAGTAAAAACACTAGTTGAGATTGATAGCATGACTCAGGCTCAGCGTGAGCAGAATGCATTCCTTGAAGGTCAGCGCATTGCTAACGAAAAATTTGATAAAACACTTCGTGGCAAAGTTTGGAAATATGTAAAAGGTTTTACACGCTTTGGTGCTTTAGGATTTGAGACTCCTTTTGAATTACTAGGTGCTGGTGTTCGTACACTTAAGCAATCTTTTGATGCTTACTCTAGAGGAGATATTGATTTTTGGACTGGTCAGCCTACTGACCCAAATAAAACCCGCGAAGAAGCTGGGTATATAACTGGCGCAGTCTTTGGTGGGCGTGATGCTACTGCACCAAACGCAATCGTTCTCCAAACTAAAGCTGGTCAAATTGGAAAAGCAATCGCTGAAGGTAAAGATATTGACTTTGGACAAGGGTTTTTTGCTTCAGAAGAGACTGGACTTGGCTTTGCTGCACGTCAAGCAAAGTTAGAATCAGCAAAGATAGTAGTTAGACTAGACGATAGAAGGACTTATGAGCGCCCTTACTCTTTCTTTGACCCAGTAATTGAAGTTATTCCATTCATAGAGCCTGATAGTGGCAAGGGTAGTTTAGTTTCAGCTATCGGTGACTTGGTAGTTTTGATTATGTCATCTCCTGAAATAGCTTATGCCCGAGTAAAAATGGCAAAAGACCAGTTAGAACGTACAGCTCGTCTATCTTCTGGCATGAAAGCAGCTACGACTGCCCGAGATTTAGCGCTAAAGGAAGCAGAGCTAGAGGAATTAGTTAAACAAACTAATGAAGCTGTTGAAGCATGGCGTTCATCTAGCGGATTTGGTCGTTTAGCTCGTGAAGAAGAAGTTGCTGATGCTCTTAAGAAGCAGATGCAGATTGCTGATGAGTATGATAACATGGTTTATGACCCTGAAGCAATTGCTAAGTTCCTTAGTGGCTCAAATGGAGCCCCTATCGTTGACTCCCTTGCTGGTATGGGCTTTAAAGAGATTTATGCACTAGGCAAACAACGCGGAGCCCGCGGTGCCTTTAGTGTTGAACAAGCAAAAGAGCTAGCTGCTGCTACTACAAGAGAAGAAGTTCTTGGCGTCTTAGCAAAATACATCGCTCAAGGAGAAGTTGTAGCTGATGTGCTAGAGACTGGCACTAAAGTTGGAAACTCTATTCGTGGTTTAGCTAATTCACGTATCGTTCCAGGTAAAGTTACTCAAGTAGTCAACTCGGTTAAGGGCCTCGGCGCAAGGGGCGTAGCTAAGTTACCGTTTATTGGTAACGTCATGAGCACTATATCTAAGAATTATGCCGTCATTCTTCCTGGTGGTTCTTTAGTACACGCATCTGATAAGGATGCTCTAGTTAGTTCTATATATAACTATGGTCGTGCTACCAATGTGCCAGATAATGTAATTGATGATTTAGTAAACACAGTAGTATATGCAGACGATGCATCAGCCGTAGGCTATGCTGCTACTGGTAAACTATTCGATGAGATTTTTAAAGCCAACGCTGGCAAAAAAGGAATAGACGCTGAAGCTTTAAAAGAAGCAACTCGTTTATTTGAAAATGGCCGCGAAGAAATGGCTTCTTACTGGGCAGCTCGTCATGCAGATGGAACAAATATTGATTATATATTTGGTAATGGTCAAAAGAAAACCATTAGTGGCCCACACCTAGACTCCGAGTATTTAAACTCTATGGTTTATCTACCACCAGCAGATGATATACTTGATATTATCTCTAGTATTACTAGATACGGTGGCAGCAATGTACAGGCACTTAGAAAGATGGCTAACACTCTTACCAGTAACTACTGGAAGAAAATGGTCCTTGTCCGTCCTGCGTATATTCTTCGTAACATTGCTGAAGAGCAGATTCGTGTATTAGGCACTGGCCATATTTCATTCTTTAATAATCCAGTAACAGCTATGGCTATGTGGCTTGGTAGCGAAACAAGCTCTAACCCAATGCGAAGATTATTAGCAGCATTTGACCCATATAAAGATACAGTTATGGGTTCAGGCATGAAGCTTGGTAGCGCAGCAGATGAATTCGGAACTGAAGTTTTAGCGCACAACGCCACGGAGTCTTACATCGGATTCATGGCTAATAAGAGTGTAACATCATTTGATAGAGATGTTAAAAGCGCTATGAAGTTTGCTGGTTTTGTACCAGTAAAATATGGACACTCACGTTGGTTTGAAGGACTAGCAAACGAAATTCGTATTCTTAGTAACTCTATCGGTGGCCGAGTAGTAGCTCGCACCGCTCTTGGTAAAGAACAAGCTGGCGTTGATTATGTCCTAAGAGGCGCTGGGAAAAAAGAATATGAAGAGTTCGCTAACGCTCAACCAAAAGATGTTCGTGAATGGCTTTTGACTGACGAAGGCGCAATGAACTATCTGTTTACTGGAAAGAATGGCAAAGGACAACTGACTTCAGTACGCGCTCGAGTAGACGAAGCAGCTGGTATGGACGGCGAAGCCGCGCAAGCCATTAAGAACTTAATTGCTTTTGGTAAAATCCAAAGTGAATCATTTAACATTATGGTTCCAAAAGGATTACAGTCTGCAGAAAATTCTATTAGAAATGCCGAAGAGATTGCTAAGGGTAAAAAAGCTTTAGCCGATGCAAACCAAGAGTTTGCTAGCGTTCTTAAGAATGCCTTTGATGGTAAAGGCAACTGGGAAAATCTAGAGATGAATGTGCCTATAGCTAAGTTTGCTAAAAAAGGTAAAGAAGAAGAAGGTAGAATAAATAGATTTATTGAAAGCTTCTTTGATAAATCAATATCTTTAGAAAAGTCTAGCACTATGGGTCCTGAGTGGCGTCAGAAATATTGGGATTCTATCCTTGATATTGCTGGCTCACTAGATGCAGCGGCAGTTGCACAGCTTAAAGCAGTTGCAGAAAAATCCCTTACTCCGCTAAAAAGCTGGAAGGGTAAACCTATCGGTAAGCAACACCAGGTATGGAAAGCTTTTGAGCAGACCAAAGAGGGTGGAAATGTTACCGCTAAGATGGCTAATGAGTACGCATCAACTGTAGCTAGCCGACATGTAGCTGAATTATTCTATGATGCTTCTAAAAAGCGTCTACTGTTTCATCAGTTCCGTCTAATACTTCCGTTCGGACAGGCTTGGCAAAATACAATTAATGCTTGGTCTAACATTGCTCTTAATAATCCAATGCAATTGTATAAGATTAATAAAGGATTACAATGGTTGACTAAGCCAGAGTCATCTGCTATGTATCAGTTAACTGATGCTAGAGACTATTATGACCCAAACCAAGGGTTCTTCTATACAGACCCATTAGATGGTCAGCGTAAGTTCTTTGTACCATTCTTGGCTACAGGTATGAACTTCATGACTAACTTAGTATTTGGTAAAGCAGCAGTAAGCGGCCCATATGCTGCAGCTGCTACACCACAATCGTTTAACTTCGCCTTTGCCTCAGGAAGCATTATACCAGGGGTAGGCCCAGGATTAACTATACCATTATCTGCCCTTGATAAGGCAGGAGTTCAACCACTTCAGTTGTTAACTCCTACTCTACGAGATGCAGCATATAAGTTTATCTTTCCATTCGGAAGTCCTGACTTTGAGACAGGGTTTATAGAGGGTTTATTGCCTGGTAACTGGCGTCGTATCCTAGCTCCTGTTGGTCCAGAAGAAGGATATGCTGCAGCCTTTGCGCCGACGATGAACTATCTTGCATCTAGTGGCGGTTATGACTTAGATGATATGGAAGACCAAGCAAAGCTGATAAAAGATGCAGACTACTTTGCTAAGTTCTTTACATTCTTCCGTGGTATTATCGGATTAGTCTCACCATTCCCTATTAATCCTACTGGATTGACTACATTAGAGGATGGAAATACCCTACTAACAACAGCTTTATATAATGATTTTAAACAGTTAGAAGCTGCTTCTGGTGGGGATAGAGCCAAGGCTTATCGTGACTTCTTTGATTTATATGGCCCTAATTATGCCTTTGCTATCATATCTACATCAACTGGTGCCCCTACAAATCTTTATACATATGAACTTGTTAAGCAAAACCCAGAGGTTGTAGATATATATCCAGATGTATATGGCTATGCTTATCCAGGTGGAGGATATTCTTCAGAGCTATATCGTTGGCAACGCCGTATGGGAAACAAAGAAAGATTCAGCACCGAAGAGTTAATGCAGAGAGCAACAATGCTCCGCTATAATGCGGCAAGAGATACACTCCTTGCTCGCTCAGTTGGCGAGAATTGGGAATCTGACCAGTTCGATGAATCTTCTCGCAACTTAACAAACTCTTTTGCAGGAGCTGGATTAAAGTATGATGCTGACCCATACCGCGATAAGCGCGTCAAGGAGCAGTTAAAGAGTATGGCTCTTGATGAAAAGTTTGATGATTCAGATGCAGTGCAAGGACTTCGTGACTATCTATACCTACGCGAGCAAGCAGTAGAAGCTAGCGGTAATAAGTCAGATAGCTTAGCGAATAAAGCTTCATTGCCACAACGTCAATGGCTTGCTGAAAGAGCTAAAGAAATCATAGCTCGTCACCCAGATTTTATGAATATGTACTATGCGTTTTTCAAAAGAGAATTGGAGGCTAAGTAATGGTAGAGCCAACTAGCGTTAAAGACAGGTATAAAACTAAAACCTCCACCGAACTTGTTGATAAAGCTTCTAGCGAAGCAAAGAATGCTGGTGGCCCACCGACTAATACTGGTTCTGGTGGAAAGATTGGCCTAGATGGTAGACCAATAGGTAGCCCTATTTATGGTGGAACCTCTGGCAGCTTACCCCCTCAAACTTCTACAGGAAGACCAGTTCCTGGACAGTTTATAACAAAGAAGACTCAGTACTACAGGGGCGCAGGAATGACATTTTTGCAAACCCTAAACAATAAACAAAGAATTCAAGTATTAGAAAAGCTTGCTCAGATACCTGGAGCTTATTCTAATGAGAAGGATAGACCAACCTTATCATACCTAAAAAGCTTAGCTGCTTCAGGTATGATAAACGTACGCCCTGAAGATGCTGCTGCTGTAGAGAAACTAATGTACATCTCTGACTCTGTTGGAGAAAGCATTGATGATACCATAGATAGATTCTTTAAAGACAAAAATCTTGCTAAACAAACTTTAGACATATCGGGTCTTGCGGGTAAAAAGATTAGCCTTACCCCAGCAGATGCTCTTAGGGTAGAACTTAATCAATCATTCCTTGATTATCTTGATACTAAGGCAGATAAAGAACTTGCTAATCAGTATGTTGATACAGTTAACAAACTGGAGTTAAAGCGTGGTGGAAATATCACCAGCCTAGAGCGTCAACAGTTGCTTCTTGATTTTGTTCAAAAGAAAGCAATGGATATATTCAAAGGCGATAAGCAACCAGACTCATTGCTCCTACAAAAGGGCGCCCTCGGCGGAACCTTTAATGTTCTACGCAAGACATATGATGCCTATGGTGTACCAGTCGATGACAAGACTTTATATAAGCAAGCAATCGATGGAATCAGAAGTCGTCAAGCATTAGATAATATTATTCAAAAAGTTGGAGTGCAGGCTCAGGTAGCATTCCCAGCCCTAGCTCAGTACTTCCAGCAAGGACTCACTACTAAAGAGGCCCTTGCCACATACACTGGTATTTATTCAAAAATCTACGGTGTGCCTGAAAACGCAGTAGAGATTTCTAAGATGTACCCTGTATTCAAAGGTAAGGAATTAATGTCTCCAGAAGAATGGCAGAAATATCTATATACCCTACCTGAGTTTAAGAATACTAAATTATATCAGCAACGCTCATTTAGCGATGCTGAAGTTCTAATGAATAACTTCGGACTATAGGGGTATCATGGCTGAAAAATATGACAAGGATATGACGCCTGAAGAAAAGGCAGCTCGCCGTCAACAAAGAATGGATGAACTCCAGACTCAGCGTGAAGCAGGGGCACTACAAAGAGCGTTAGCTCGTGCCGCATCTGATGCTAAGTATAACTTTACTCAACGCCCTGAAGGATATATCGATGAGGGCAATAAGGTTATTCGTTACTACGGTTGGAGTGGTGGTAAGGAGACTGGTAGTTGGGTTGCTCGTGAGGCTCCCCTTACTGAGACCAACTATAACAAATACAAAGGTTTAATCCCTGCAACAGAACTAGCTGTGTCAGATATCAAGTCAAAGATGGTTGCTACAAAACCAAACACAGAGGGATTCGTTGTAAAGGCTGGCAAGATTGAGACTAAGGGTAATGTTGATAAGTCTATCCTTGGTATAAAATCAGACTTAGATATGGAGAAGGTTCTAGGTAAGCGGACAGAAAGAGAAACCGCTGCTTTAACTACAGCCCTTGAGCGAGCTCAGAAGAGTCCCATAACTAACTTTATGCAGCGTCCAGCTGGGCGAGTAACTGATGATAAGATTTATTTTTACAACTGGATTGGCGGAAAAGAAAGCGGCCAGTGGTATCTGTACGAAGCTGAAAAGACTGAAGATAATATGGAGAAGTATGCTACTAAAATACCAGAGCAAGCATACTTTAAACCTACTTCAATTAGAGATACTTTAATACCTGTGACTAATCTTTACGGTGAAAACTGGAATACAGCTCTTTCTAAAAAGAAAATAGTCCCAGCTTTTAACCGCGACAACACTACTAAGATTACCCTCACGGGTCAACTAGAACGCTGAACTGGAGCATAAATTGGCTAGAAAATTTAAAACAGACGCTGAAAAAGATGCTGAGTTAGGTATAGTCCGAGGCAGAACAGACTCTGCTGCCTCTGTTGGAGAGTCTGGAACTATAACTGGTATCCAAAAACAACAAGAAATTTATGACCCTAGTCAGGTAGTTGACCCTGTAAAAAGAGCAATAGCTGAAGAAACTGAAAGATTAAGAACATCTGTAGATGATGAGCTTGATAAGGCAGCAGACGATTTAGCTGCTATCATAGCACAAGCTGAAGCTGATATTGCTGAAGCTGAAAGATTAGCTAAAGAAGCTACAGCTGCTGCTGAGTTAGCTGAGAAGCAAATAGCAGAGGCTGAAGTTTTTAAAGCAGAAGCTTTAAAGGGTGAGATAACGGCGTTTAACTTAGACCCCACTGTTACCTTTAGCGATTTAACACTTGAGAAACAAGCTAATGTTAACAAGGGTATGTTTGATGGCAATGCTGCATTTACTGCATTATTCTCATCTCTTTCATCTCTTGGCTTAGAGGGATTAGTAGATGTCTTAAATAATATTCGTAGTGCTTATCCAGACATTAAATCTGAGGATGCACTATTACTTCTTAAATATGATAAAAGATATAATGAACCTTATCTAAAGCGCTTTGAAGGAAATAGAAAGCGTATGGCAGCAGGACTTGCTCCATTAGATGATGCCACATATCTTTCCAACGAAGCAGCTTATGCTAAGATTTTCACAGCATATGGATTAAAGCAATTTGCTAATAGAGAAAGATATGCTAACTTTATCGGTAGTGACGTAGCTCCTGATGAAATAGCTGCCCGAGTACAATTAGTATATGATAGAGTACAGGGTGCCCTGCCTCAGGTATCCAAGGCTTTGTTACAGTTCTATCCTGAATTAACTACACAAGATTTGATGGCTTATACTTTAGACCCAGTTAATCAATTGCCAGTTCTTCAGCGCAAGATTCAAGCTGCTGAGATTGGTGGAGCAGCACTTGCTCAAAGCTTAGGCACAAGTTTACAAGCTACTACATTTACTGGAGCTCAAGGCTCTCCGTATAAAAATGTCACCCGTGGCACAATTGGCGTAGAGACTATGTTGAGGGCAGGAACTGATGCACCCCAAGCAGCAAAAGCTGCAGCATATGTAGCTGATGTGTTGCCAGTAGCTGAAAATATTAGTGCATTATATGCTAATGGATATAAACAATACGGCCAAGTTGAAGCAGAAAAAGAAGCTTACCTTGGAAGTATTGAAGCTAAGAAAACTCGTGAAGCTTTAGTTGGGCGTGAACGAGCAGAATTCGGCGGTACAGCTGGATTTCTTAGGTCACAAAATCGTGCTTTAAACAGAGCATACTAGAATCCTGACATGGACCCATCGGCCCCATGCAGCGTATTAGACCGATAGCAAGAGCCAACCTATTTCCCCGAATAGACTTGAGGCTTGCGACTAACAACGAATAGAAGGGTGGTTGCTATGAGCAACAACTACTGGGAAGAAGAAGACGATGACCTGGATACAGAGTCACAGTCGTTTGGTGTAACCGAGAGTGACTTACTAAAGAAACTCCGCAAGGCTAAACGTTCTGATGAAAGACGTATCAAGGAACTCACTGAGCAACTTGAGGGTTTATCCAAGGTGCAGCGTGAGCGAGTTGTCAAAGAAGTCCTAGAAAAGAAGGGTGTCAACCAAAAAGCTGCACGCCTTGTATTGAAAGACTTGGATGATGTTAACGAGGAGTCAGTTTCTAACTGGCTCGATGATAACGCAGACTTGTTTGGAATCAAGGTAGCAGAACAAGAGGCACCAGTAAGTCAGCAGGACCTTGCACGGCTTCGCCAGCAAGATGTCCTGACACAAGGTGCTTTGACACCTGACAGAGGGCTAGATGTAGAGCAACGCATGAAACAAGCTACTTCAGCGGAAGAGCTGCTATCTATACTTCAGTCACAACAATAATCCGTTCATAGTCAAGGAGACTAAAAACTAATGTCACAATTCACATCAACCGCGAGCACGTCTCTCGGTGGAACAGTTGGTGGCGCAGGTCTCGTACAGAAGGCGTATGACCGTCTTCTCGAGTTCGCTCTCCGTTCAGAACCACTACTTCGTTCTGTAGCAGATAAGCGTCCTGCCCGTCAAGCAATCCCAGGTTCAACTGTAGTGCTACAGCGCTATGTTGACTTGGATGCAAAAACTTCAACACTAACAGAGACAACTGACCCAGATGCAGTTGCTCTAACAACCCCAACATCAGTAACCATTACTCTTAACGAGTACGGTAATGCTGTCCTAGTAACCCGCGCTCTTGAGTTATTCTCACTAGCAGACGTAGACCCAGCAATTGCAAATATCATTGCATACAACCTTGCTGATTCTATTGACAAGGTTGTTTCAACAACTCTTATCGGCGGAACTAACGTAATCTACAGCGGAAGCACCGCTACAAGCACTGCTACAATTACTGCTGCTGCAACAATTGATTCAGCAGACATCCGTAAGGCTGTTGCTAAACTCCGCGCTAATAAGGCCAAGGCTCGCCGTGGTTCTTACTACTGGTGCGGTATCCACCCAGAAGTTTCCCACGACCTGCGTGCAGAGTCTGGAAACCTAGGCTGGAACTTCGCTCACATCAACTCTGACCCAGCCGTTAATAACGTATGGGCTGGAGAAATTGGCGATTACGAAGGAGCATTCTTTGTTGAGTCTTCTCGTTTGCCAAATGCTAAAGATGGCGCAGACCAGGCTACTCTTGCCACAACCGCAGTAACCGTTGCAGGTACATCAGCAGGCTTCACCTTTGGTGTTGCTTCTTCTGCTGTAATTGCAACCCGCGCTGAGGTTGGCGACAAGATTTCTGGAACTGGCATTGCATCTACTGCAAAGATTACTGCTATCAGCACTTCAGGTTCAACAACTACATTCACTGTAGATGTTGCTAATACTGCTGCAGTTACCACTACAACAACTGTAACTGTAACTCCAGTAACACGCGTATTTGATACTATCCTCTGCGGACAGCAAGCACTTGCTGAGGCTGTTGCAGAAGAGCCACACATTGTTATCGGAAACGTAACCGATAAGTTGATGCGCTTCCGCCCAATGGGTTGGTACGGCGTACTCGGCTTTGCACGTTATCGTGAAGAAGCACTGTATCGTATTGAATCAGGCTCCTCAATCGCTGCTCTCTAGTTGATTGACTCTGAGGGGTAGGCCTAGAAATCTACCCCTTCGGGGTGAGTTCATTAGGAGGACTTATGACTGAATATATTTTTACAACCCCTGTGGTTGAAGAAGGCCCAGCAGGTCAAGCCCGCCTATTCTACTTTTATAAACTTGACAGGGGTATTACAATAGTACTAAAGCCTACAGGTGGGTACGCACAAATTCGCTACCCAGTTGATGGTGACTTGTCAGCATATCCTGCAGTATATGCAGGTGGCTATAATCACATAGTAGATGATGCTACTAAGGCAGCGCTAATCGCTGGCGGTGTAGGTGTCACAGAGGATAACTTTACAGCGATATGAAACATTGGGAACATCACCCTGAGCCAGTCGAAGGATGCTTTGGCTGTAAGGGTTTGAGTATACAGATGAACACTGGTGATGCACATAGCCAAAGGTCTATGCCAACTAAAGCATTTAACAAAGAATTGGATGCCTACAAAGCTGCAAGAGCCCAAGGTATCCAGCCTGCTGGAACTTCTATGAAGAAGATTCAAGAGGCAGTTAAGGCTAGTGAGATACTGGGTAAACCTTATGACTCTAGCAAGATGGCACCAACAAAACATATAAACAAACAGTCAGCAGCAGTACTAAATCAACTAGGAGCATAGAATAATGGCAACATATGCAGAAAAAAAATCCCAGACCGCTTCAATGAAAGCATTAAAAGGCGGCGCAATGGGGTATGAAACAGCAGCACGTAAATATGTAAATGAAGGACTTGGAAAACTTGGTCTTAAACCAAATGAAAAAACTGCGCTTCGCGAGAAGTTAATTCCAATTGTTTCTCGTCAGATGGGTTCAGACCGCAGTCGTACTGCATCCCGTGCAAAAGGAATAGTAAACAGAGAAACAAAAGCAAGACTAAAAAAAGCCAACCAACTATAAACTATTTTAATTAACTAGGAGAATAAAATGCCAATGGTAAACGGAAAAGAATTTTCATACGGTAAAAAAGGTATGGCTATGGCAAAGAAAGAAGCCAAGAAGTCAGGTAAGAAAATGGTTATGAAGGCAGGCAAGAAGGCTGCTGTCAAGAAGATGGGCAAGAAGAAGTAATTATGCCAGGTAGAATTAGTCCAGGCAAGACAGCCCAGCAACGGAAGAAAGAAATTAACGCTGCTGAAAATGCTGCTATAGCAAAAGCCGAAGCAATGTTTGAAAAAATGATACAACAAGGCAAAGTTAATCCAAGCAATATAAGAAAAATTAAAGACCAAATCGCCAATAAAACTGGCGCTTATCCAATGGGAAATTACGGAGATTAATTATGGCAAAGAAAACAGGTAAGGCTAATCTTGGTCCTGAGATGGCCAAGAAAGCATATGAGGCAAAACTATCTGAGCGGGTTCCTTATAGCCCTGAGTGGGATGGTAAGCCTATGAGACAGAAAGAAACTTGGGATAATACAAAAGTTACAAAAGTTAAACCAGGTAAAACTGTAATTGGTGCTCTTGCTAAAGGTGTAGGCAGTGGTGGAGTAGCAGGTTTGGCTTTAGGTGCAGTTGCTGCATATAAGGCAGAACTTAAGGCAGCAGCCAAAGCCAAGAAAATAAAAAATCGGATGAACTAAATAATGTCATCAGGACAATTAAAACCGCACTACGGTTTTAACTCTGTGCAAATCAAAGACGGATACGTGGTGCGGTTAAACAAGAATGGAACAGTAAGAGCAGTACTAGGAAAGTATGGGGAATATGGCAAGCAAAGCAGACCCAAGGCTTAAGAGGGCAGGCGTAGCAGGGTTTAATAAACCTAAGCGCACACCTAGCCACCCAAAGAAGTCACACATTGTTGTGGCTAAAGAAGGCAGCCAAGTCAAGACTATTCGTTTCGGCGAACAAGGTGCTGAGACTGCAGGCAAGCCTAAGGCTGGCGAAGGCGAAAGAATGAAGAACAAGCGTGCATCTTTCAAAGCACGCCATTCAAAGAACATTGCCAAAGGAAAGATGTCTGCTGCTTACTGGGCAGATAAGGTGAAGTGGTGAAGAAGGCGAAACCTAAAGCAAAGTCTAAAGTCAATGAGGCTGGCAACTACACTAAGCCTGGTATGCGTAAAGCACTATTCAATAAAATTAAAGCAGGCTCCAAGGGTGGAGACCCAGGAGAATGGTCTGCCCGTAAGGCACAGTTACTTGCTGTGCAATACAAGAAGGCAGGCGGAGGATACAAGTAATGGCACTGGCTAAATCGCAGAAGTCTTTAAAGAGTTGGACTAAACAGAAGTGGAAAACTTCTGATGGCAAACCTTCTAAGGGTAAGAAAAGATATCTACCTGAAGCAGCGTGGGCGAATCTAACTCCTGCTGAGAAAGCTGCCACTAATAAAGCAAAAGCCCAAGGTAATAAAAAGGGCAAGCAATTTGTTAAACAACCAAAATCGATAGCAAAGAAAACGGCTGGGTATAGATAATGGCAACAGGTACAGCAGGTAGTACATTCACAAGCGAACTAAATCGCTTGGCTAATAGTGGGACATATCCAGTATTGACTTCATATCTGACTGCTACTGCTGCTGCTAACTCACTAGCAGGTACATCAGGTAAGGCGCTTATAGGCGCCCTTAATCTAGAGGCAGATGCAACCCGTCAGCCTAAAGACTTTAAGGCTTTAGGTGGTATCTGTAATGAACTTGCTAGCACTACTAACCTTTCACCTACTGACGCCTTAAGGAGCATTGACGTATGACAACACTAAGTGAAATGATTGATGAAGTCATTATCAATCTTTCAGGTTATACCTATCAGCAGGATAGAAGTACACACCTTACTGCTGCAGTCACAACATTAACTTCCCCTAGTTCTTCGCCAACAATCTTGAGCTTAGGCTCCACCGACTCCGTAGGTAAAGGTGTTATAGAGGTAGGCGAAGAGTTGATGTGGGTTGACTCATTTGACCGCGTTGCTAATACAGCAACTGTTGCGCCCTATGGGCGTGGCTATCTAGGCACTACTGCCTCAACTGCTGCCGTAGATACTAAAGTTACAATCTCCCCAATATTTCCTAGGTATGTAATCAAGAAGGCTATCAATGATACTATCAGAGCAATGGGCTCACAACTTCTTGTTATAGGTCAGACAACCTTTACATACAATGCAGCCGTCACAACCTATGAATTAACTGATACTAATGGTGACCCACTTAATATTGAAAACATTCTAACTATGTCTTGGCAAGATATTGGCCCAAGCAAAGAGTGGATAAACATACGCAGATTTACATTTGACCCTAAGTCTGAGGCTGTAACGTGGGGCACAGGCTCTCAGACAGTTACCATTGGAGATTACATAACCTCTGGTCGTACCGTCAAGGTTAACTATATCAAGCAACCATCAGCCTTCACAGCTTCTAACCAAGTCTTCACAACCCAGACAGGATACCCTGAATCAGCTAGAGATGTGGTAACCCTCGGCACAGCATATAGACTTCTTACATATCTTGACCCAGCACGTGCTTCTCAGATTAGTCCACAAGCTGATGAGATTGACGCTAAGCGTCCATTTGGTTCAGCCAATACCGCAGTCCGACAAATATTTTCACTTTATCAACAGAGACTTAGAGAAGAGATACTATCATTTCAAAGTCAATATCCAGCTCGAGTTCACTACAGCCGATAGGAACATAAATGCCAACACGTCAATACTCGTCCCGTAGCCAACAGTCAACACTGACTAGCGCTATAACCGCAGGTGCTGTTACTATGACAGTAGTATCAGGCACAGCCTTGCTTGGTGGTGTAACAATCCCCACAGGCAGAACCTATACATTAGTCATAGATGTTGATACTGCTCTTGAAGAAATCGTAGATGCTACGGCGGTATCTACCAATACATTTACAATAACCAGAGCCATTGATGGTTCATCTGCACAGTCACACTCAGCAGGTGCTGTAGTAAGACATATGGCTATCGGTAGAGACTTCCGTGATGCCAATCTACATACCCAGGCTGCTGCCTCTTATAATGATGGCGCAGGTAATGCCCAGTCAATGCACGGGATTGCATCTGGTGAAGGTGATGTAGTAGGTACAGCCAAGACACAGACTCTTACTAACAAGACTCTTACTAGCCCAACAATTTCTAACCCTACCTTTACTGGTACCCCGCTTGCTGCTGCAAGCATATCTTTTGAGGGTGCTACGGCTGATGACTATGAAACTATCCTGACTGTAGTTGACCCTACTCAGGACAATACAATCACCCTACCTAATACCACAGGTACGGTAGTCATTGCTGATGCTACTCAGACCCTGACCAATAAGACCCTGACCAGCCCTACCATCTCTGGTAGCCCTGTCATTACTGGTCTATCTAGCGCAGGTATGTCTGCCTCCTCGGCTACGCCGAAGGATTATGTAGATGCCATCCTAGGCTCTGCAACTGCTGCAGCAACCTCCGCAGCCTCGGCTGCTACGAGTGCTGCTTCTGCTGCTACCAGTGCTACAAGTGCCTCTAATAGCGCCACAGCCTCGGCAACGAGTGCCTCAGCAGCAGCCACAAGTGCCACTAGCGCAGCCACTTCTGCTACTTCTGCAGAGACTTCTGCCACAGCAGCGGCTACTAGTGCTACCAGTGCTGCAGCCAGTGAGTCAGCAGTCGCAGCCTCCGCTGCTGCTGCCGCAACTTCCGCTGCTTCGGCTAGCACCTCGGCATCTTCTGCCTTAACCTCGGCTAACTCAGCCA